GCTGCCAACGGATACTGTCGGCTTCACGATAAGCGCTGTTTATTTCGGTACGGGCCATACGCATGGCGTTCTGATAGGACGATCGGTAAACGCCTTGTCCGGGGTGGTAGGCCTGCGCGGCTTTCGACAGGGTGAGATTGCCGAACGCATCTCTGACACGCCGAAATAGCTTGTCCGGCTCATTCAGATACATGCGTACATCTCTGCTTATATTGGCCGCGCTTCGTCCCTCGCTGATGCCGACCGACAGCGACAACTCGACGTGTCGTTCGAACTGCTTGGCGACGCTCCAGACCCTTTCGGACAACGTGTGTCCATAAGTCATCCTCTGCTGGAATGCCTCCAGCGCATCGAGATTATGAAGCATCCACTCTTTTTTCGGATTGTCGGACAGTTGTTTTACCCATGAATCATTCTTATCGTTGGCAAAAGCCCATTCCGTAGCGATTCCGGCAGTAATAATCGTGGACAACTTGTCTCGGAATGAAGATAACGAGGCATCAGCCTGTTTACGACGGCTTTTGTTCGATGAGAAGGTGAACAGTCGGCCGGTCTCGGGTTGATAATTATATCCTACGCCCAAGCGAACCAATTCCTCTAAAGCTGCATCATACAAAGCGTCGATCTGTCGGAGGTATTCTTCAACATGCGCCCGATGCTGCTGTTCCCATTGGGCGGCTTTCAAGTTCAATCCGGCCATTGTTTCAGATTAGAATGTCGGCTCTACGATATTGTTCATTGATGCCTCCGCCTTTGCCTGCTTTATACGCTCGATTTCAGCGGTTACATCGTCTGCCGTTCCCATCAGTTCGACGCCCTTTTCGAGCGACATCACTCCGTCCTGCACGGCTCGGCCTATTGCAGCCCAGCGGGCGGTGACATCTTCACTGAACGGCTCCGCGAACTCATGCTCTATCCTGAGCGTGGCCAGCTCGGATCGCATATGAATATGGGTCACATTCATCATAATGGCGAGAATAAGATTTTTCTCCCTATCTACGGCTATGTCGTATATCTCTTTGTTATTCTCGCGCTTGATATATCCCAGCACCATCGCGCGTTTGATCGCTTCGCCCGACAAAGTTCCCAGCCCAGCCATTTTCTCGGGCGTAAACTCGGGCGTGAAAGTATCGAACAGGATAGATCGCGCAAGGTCTTCTCCCGCTGCTGCGTCTCGGAGGAGGTCGGCGGGTTGATGTACTCGAACCGGGAGTTGTCGCCGGACATTTGAATCATCTTACCGGGCTTGTCGGTTCGGCCTTTCAGGAAGTCGACGACGTCGCTCGTCGCAGCGGCGATAGGGTCTGCGAAATAGTTATTTGTGTCGGCTATTTTGCTGTCTATATCCTCCTCGCGGTCTATACGGGGATTGAGGCCGTTCCATGCCTTATCCTGTCTGTAGTAAATCACATTGATTTTCCTCGTCGGATTAGGTGTTGCCGTAACCTCCCAATTGAGTGTCCCTCGTCTGCATCGGTAGATTGTATTAGGAGTTTGAATGTCGAAATGCTCGACGGTCGATGCCCCCTCTTTGAGATAGTACCCATACCCGAATGCAATGAGGTTATTATATTGATCGAATAACGGGCGCAGGGTGTATCCCTCCGACTTGCAGATTACTACGACTTTCACTTGCGGTTGGAAATTCTCGTCCCGATAGATGTGGTAGAGCTTGGCACATTCAGTTTCTGCCCCCGCAATGCGCTTTGCCTTACGTATGGTGACGTCGAATCGGGTATCCTGCAAAAATTGATTATATGCTTCGAAAGCCTCGTCCGAACCCTCGTTGTTCACCTTTTTCCAGCGTATCGGATTTCCGAGCAGAAAGAACA